GTTAAGCAAATCTGGTAAGATCCGCGTACATGGAACCATTCTGCATGAGGATTCTTTGCTCAATCGTCTGCGTAAAAACAGTGTGTGGAAGCACCTGTTCTACAAAGCTCATGCTAGCTTCGACGATTTTTCCGACATCTTGTGGCCTGAACGCTGGACAGAGGCGGAGTTAAGGGCAAAACGTCAGGAGTTTATCGACGATAATGATGCTGCTGGTTACTCGCAAGAGGTATTGAATGACCCTTTCGATAACAGTGAACAGTATCTCCGCAAATCGGACTTCCTGCCCATGTCGGAGGAGGATCATCAGGCCCTTAAAGTGCTGGCTGTTGGGTGCGACTTCGCTGTTTCTAGGGCCGACAAAGCGAACCGCACCTCTTTTACTGTGGGCGGCAAGTGTGCTCGCAACTTAATTCACTTTATTGATGAGTACGCTGGTCGTTGGGACACTCAGCAGTGGATGGATATCATGTTCGACATTAATGAGAAGTACCATCCTGAAGTTTTCTTTGTGGAGGATGGGGTGATCTGGAAATCTATCTCCCCGACTTTATACAAAGAGATGCAAATTCGTGACAAGTGGTTTACATGCAAACCTATTTTGCCGGTTAAAGACAAAGCAACACGCGGCCGTCCACTACAGCGCAAGATGCGCGCGGGGGGTTGCCGGTTTGATAAGCAGTCTGACTGGTATCCCCCTTTTGAGGCCGAGTGTTTGCGTTTTACTGGGAATGGCGCTGCCATAGCTGACGACCAGTTTGACTCATCTGCCTTATTGGTGAAAGGTTTCGATACAATGCAGGAGGTTGAAGAAGAAGATTTCTATGATGACGAGGAAGTTGAAGTAATCTTCCATAACCGCACACAGATGGTAGGCCGCAACTCCGGCCGCTCTAGCTCAACTGGGTATTAAAATGCTGAAATTGGAAAATAAAATCAAGCTGGATGCGAATACGATTAAGGCGCCGAACCTTACCGACTTGTTTACGGCGGATGACCTTAATAAAATCGGAGAACATATCTGGGAAGGTTATCGTCAGGACAAGCAGTCTCGCGATTCTTGGGAGAAGCGCACAGAGGCTGCAATGAATTTGGCTATGCAGATTGTGTCTACTAAGAATTTCCCGTGGCCGAACTGCGCTAATGTAGCATTCCCGCTCGTAACGATCGCTGCCTTGCAGTTCCACTCCCGTGCATATCCGGCTATATTACCAGGTAATCAGGTTGTGCAATTTCGGGTGGAGGGGCCTGATCCCACGGGGGAAAAAGGCCTTCGGGCTACTCGTGTGGGCAACCATATGAGCTGGCAGTTGCTGGAAGAAGATACTGCTTGGGAAGAGCAGCACGATCGCTTGCTTCTGAGTGTGCCGATTGTGGGTTGTGCGTTTAAAAAGTCTTACCACGACGGCAGTCACAACACCAGCCAGTTGGTTTTGGCTCAAGATCTGGTATTGGATTATTACGCAAAGTCTGTTGAAACCTGCAGTCGTAAAACAGAAGTTATCACTGTATATCGTAATGATATATACACCAAAGTAACGACAGGCGTATATGCGGATATACTGAACGAGAAGTGGTATCAGTCGAATGCTGTGCCGATGAGCTCTACACATCAGGTTAAGGAGGATAAGCGCACTGGCATGGCCATGCCTCAGTCTTCGGAGGACACCCCGTTTACGTTCTTGGAGCAGCATTGCTGGCTTGACCTGGACGGTGATGGTTACAGGGAACCTTACATAGCTACTATCGAACATTCATCCCACTGCTTGGTGCGGTTGGTTGCCCGTGTTGATCGTGTAGAGGATATTCAGCGCACTGTGCGTGGGCAGATTATTTCGATTCGCGCGACAGAGTACTACACTAAATACAGCTTCATCCCATCTCCGGATGGCTCTGTCTATGATGTTGGGTTTGGTGTGTTGCTCGGCCCGCTGAACGAGTCCACCAACACCATTGTGAACCAGTTGCTGGATGCAGGTACTATGGCAACTACAGCAGGCGGTTTCCTTGGGCGTGGTGCAAAGATTCGAGGCGGTGCCTACAGTTTCTCCCCGCTGGAGTGGAAGCGTGTTGACTCAAATGGGGACGATCTGCGAAAGAATATTGTTCCGCTGGATGTACGCGAACCAAGCCCTGTGCTGTTCCAGTTGTTGTCCTTGTTGATCAATTATACAGGGCGTATTGCTGGTACCACCGACACCACACTCGGGGAGAATCCCGGCCAGAATACACCAGCGCAGACCATGCAAACTATGGTAGAGCAGGGCACCAAAGTTTACAACGCAATTTACAAACGTATCTGGCGTTCGATGAAAGAAGAGTTCAAGAAGCTGTATGTGCTGAATGCGATATACATGGAGCCGCTGCAGCTGTACGGCGCAAAAGGTAGCAAGGCGCTGAAGGAAGATTACATGGGCGACCCGTCTTTAATCGCCCCTGTAGCTGACCCGAACTTAACCACCGAGTCCGCTCGCGTACAACAAGCTATCATGCTTAAGCAAAATGCAACGCAGACACCCGGATATAACACAGACGAGGTCGAGCGTAGGTTCCTGCGCGCTATGCGTATCGAGGACATCGATACTGTATACGCGGGTACAGCAAACAACCCACCGCCCCCTCCTCCGGTGGAACTGCAGATTGCACAGATGAAGATAGAAATGGAGAGGGCAAAACTGCAGGCAGAGCAGATGCGCTTTGTGCTCACACTGCAAGAACAGCATAATATGAACCAAGCTAAGATCGCTGAGCTATCCGCGAAATCTACGTTGGCCCTGGAAAAAGCGGATGGTGTGAAGTCCGGCCAAGAGATAGCTGCCTTCACCGCTGCGATTGGTGCACTGAAAACTCAGGATGATATGTTACAGAAAAGATTGGCTTTGATACTAGAAAGGATGGACAGAGAAAATGAGCAGGCTGTTAACAGAGGAAGAATTTCAAGCTTGGAAGGATCACCCTATGACACAGGCTCTGACCAAATACCTGGAGAGACAGGTAGCGGAGCTTAAAGAAGAATGGGCATCTGGGGCTTTCACAGATCAGAGCCAGTTCGGCACAGCGATTAAAAATGCCAAGGCAATTGGTTGCTGTGAAATGTGTGACCGAGTAATCGGTTTTAGCTATGATGATGTTCTAGGAGAGAAAGAAGATGGACAAGGAAATACCAGAGAATAAATCGGGATTGATGCCCCTGGGGCGCGCGGTGCTGGTTAAGCATTATGAACCAGAGAGAAAAGAAAGTGCGATTTATATCCCTGACAACGTGAATGATAAAGTGTTGTTGGTGGAGCAGCGTGCTGTCGTGCTCGCAATAGGCCCAGCTTGCTGGCCTGACGAACCACCTCGCGCAAAGGTCGGTGACCGCGTCTTGATATCTAAGATGTCAGGATACATGGCTGTAGGGCCTGCGGACGGAGCGCGTTATCGCATTGTGAATGATCGAGATATATTTGCAGCAATTGTGGAGGAGAAATAAAATGAGCGAAGCTGGTGAGCAAACAGTAGCACCTATCGAGCAAGAAGCTCGGTCGATGGGATGGGTTCCGAAGGAGGAATTTCGCGGTGATGAAGCCCGCTGGGTCGATGCAGAGACATTCGTAGAGAAGGGCCGTACTATGGTTCCTTTGCTACGCCATACCAACCGAGAGTTGGAGCAGAAATTGGCTATGACTTCCGGTGAGGTTGCGCGATTGAAAGGTTTGGTGGAAGCATCGCAAGAAGCGATTACTGCGCTGAAAGAGTATCATGACGAAGATACGAAGCGGCAAGTGCAAAAAGCTAAGACTGCTTTGATGGCGGAATTAACCCAGGCTAAGGCTGACGGTAATACCGCATTGGAGGTGCAACTTACTGATGAATTGCTGGAGCTGAACCTGGCGAGTCGCGCTGCTGCAGAAGCGGGGAAGGCTGCCCCACCTAAGCAAGAGGTTAAACCTCAGCCAGTGGCCGATCCTGACTTCGTTGCGTTTACCTCAGATAACCCTTGGTTCGGTGCCGATGTGCGTAAGACGAATCGCGCTCTGGGTATCGCCCAGATGCTGCGGGCCGACCCCACAAACGATGCTTTGTCTGGTCGTCAGTTCTACGCGAAGGTGCTCAAAGAAATGGACATGATGGATTCGGGCAGTCACCAGCAAGTATCCAAGGTTGCGGGTAGTAACACTTCCGGAGGTAGTCGCTCCGGTGGAAAGGGTTTTTCAGATTTACCGCCAGATGCAAAGGAAGCCTGCGCGAAGCAAGCTAAACGTCTGGTCGGGACAGGTCGTGCGTTTGCCACTAATGAAGCTTGGCAGGCGCATTATGCAGAACAGTATTTCAAGGGAGAATAGTCATGAGGCAGCGTAATCCAGCAAATTCAGTAGAGACCTCTTTGGAGAGTCGTAGTCGTGTTCCAATGTCGATGCCGCAACTTAAACTTGCGGTTCCGGAAATCCCAGGGTACCACCTGCATTGGATGCGCGGCGACGCAGGTCGTATTGCTCAGGCGCAGCGTGCTGGCTATGAGTTTGTGAATCACGACGAGGTTAATGTTACTAACACAGGTCTGGCGGATGACGCCGGTGAGTCTGGTAATACTGATCTCGGCACCCGAGTTAGTGTAATTGCAGGACGCGAGTCCGGGCCTGACGGCCAACCCGGTCGCTTGTATCTGATGAAGATCAGGCAAGAGTTCTGGGAAGAGGATCAGCAACTGCTTGAAGACAGAAATGAGTCGATTGCAGCAGCTTTACGAGGCGGTAAAATTCCTGGTACTGAGCAGGACGGCCATGAGTATGTGCCGCAGCAGAACGTGAAGACTGTGAAAAATCTTTTTACACGTAAAAAATAAGGAGCTTTAAATGGCAAATCCGAACAAACCAATGGGGCTGAGCCCCGTCGGGCATTTGCTAGGCCTTGATTGGTCTGGTAAAGCCCGCATGTATTACATTCCGTCGTCTGACGGCAATGCCTTTGCGATTGGCGATCCTGTAGCTTCCGGCGGTACTGCGGATGCAAACGGTGTCCCAAGCGTGACAATTGGCGTGGCCGGCGCGGCCCTGCGCGGTGTGATCGTTGGTATTGGTACAAAAGAGAATCTGATGGCTGACCCAGCGAACCTGGATTCCATCGTGATTCCTGCGACCAAAACCAAAGATTACTACGTCATGGTGGCTGATGACCCGTTCATCATCTTTGAATGCCAAGAAATCGGTACTGGTACTTATCTGACAGCAGCTGCAATCGGTTTGAACATCAACCTGGTTGCTGGCGCAAACAACGGATATGTGTCGGGCTGGTTGCTGGACAACACAACAGAGGCTGGTACCTCGACACTGAACTGCAAATTGCTGGGTCTGGCCCGTCGTGCAGACAATGCGTTTGGTCAGTACGCGAAGTATCTGGTCACCATCAACAACCACGAACTCAATGCTGGCACCGCCGGTGTTTAACTAGGAGGCTAATATGGCTGGTATTATTAATACAAGTTCGCACCCGAAGCTACTGTGGCCAGGCGTTCATGCCACATGGGGTCAGGTGTACAATGAACATGCAAAGGAGTACGGAGATCTGTACACCGAGTTGGAATCTGATAAGGCTTACGAGCAGGATGTCCAGGTAACTGGCTTCGGCTTGGCGCCTGTCAAAACTCAGGGTGCTGGTGTTTCGTATGATTCTGAAACCCAAGGTATCATCTCTACCTACACACACGTTGCATATGCGCTGGGTTACATTGTGACCTACGAGGAAATGCGCGATAACCTGTATGAAGAAGTTGCGATGCGTCGTGCAAAAGCCAATGCTTTCTCTATCAACCAAACGATCGAGAACGTAGCCGCTTTCCTGTACAACAACGCATTCTCCACAACTTACTTCACCACAGGTGATGGTGCGGCTTTGATTTCCACTGCTCACGTGAATGCGACTGGGGGTACCTACAGCAATGCGTTGAGCCCTGCAGCCGACTTGGCCGAGTCTTCTCTGGAAGATCTGTGCATCCAGATCATGGGTACACAAACCGACCGCGGTCTGCTGATCAACGTGATGCCTGAAAGTCTGCACGTACCCCGTCAGGAATGGTTCAATGCGAATCGTATCTTGCAGTCCGTACTGCAAGCAGACGCAGCAAGCAACAACATCAACGTGTTGAAAGCAACCAACGCCTTCCCAAAAGGTATCAAGTTGAATCACTACTTTACAGCCCCGCATGCCTGGTTCGTTCGCACGAACTGCCCGAATGGTATGCAGATGTTCTGGCGTGATCGTCCTCAGTTTGATCAGGACAACGACTTCGACACCAAGAACGCAAAGGCTGCGACCTACATGCGGTTCTCCGTAGGTGCAACTGACCCTCGTGGTATCTTTGGCTCTAATGGTCCTTGATGAAATGAGGTAAGGCAACGGTGGGGGCTTCGGCCTCCGCCTTTGTGATGTGTGTACACGCATTGAAGTTGATACATGAACACATATCATAAAGGTAACTTAACGTTATTTAGTGTATAACCTAGCGGGCAACCCCCGTTTCTTTAAGGAGAATCAAAATGCCATTATCTAATTTCCC